TCAAGATCGAACTCACACTGCAACAACTCCAACTGCTCCACCAGCTCTTGGTGATTGGTATGAAGGCCGGCGACGTGAACAATATGCGCGTCGGTCTCCCCTTGGTGGATATCCTAGAAGAAGCTGCAAAAAACCAATCAAATCCCACCTAAATGGACGCATCCAATCACGGCGGTGACACAAATCAGATGATTGTCTCCATGGGGGGAGCAGCAGCGGCCACCGCTGTTTCGTTTATCCCCTGGCTCACCGACATCGTTCGACTTATCACCGCCGTGATTGGCTTACTGTGCGCCATCTACGGTGCGTATCGCTTATTCCGATCCAAATGAAAAACACCAAGACCACACTGGCCGGCATCGGTGCCATCCTGGTCGCTGTTGGCGGGGCCATGAAGGCCCTGTTCGACGGTGATCCGACCACCCATCTGGACATCACCACGACCATCGCAGCCGTCACGGCTGGCATCGGCCTGATCTGGGCCAAGGACGCCGAGAAGAAGGCCGAGTGAACTGGGTCTACCAGATCCTGAAGGCACTGCTCGATTGGTTCCGCGAGACCCCACCCACCGACATCCAACATGGAAAAGCTCCCGAGGCTCTCAAGAACGATCTGGCTGATCGCATTGCTGGACTGCCTCGGTTGCCAGATGACCAAGGTGGTCCTGGTCCCTTCCGGTGATCCCGTGATGCTGGCAAAGCCCACCAGGGCCAGCGTGTACGGATTCGATTCAAACAAGAAGCTGGTGGGGCCGTCCACGGTGACGCTGCCAGCAGGTTGGTACGTCCTGCCCAAGAACTAACATGGCCCAGCAAATCATCAACATCGGCACCATCGCCAACGACAACACCGGGGACACCCTCCGCGGCGCCGGGCAGAAGATTAACGACAACTTCGACGAGCTGTATGGCAACCTGCCAATCGACACAGCCCCGGCCGCCTGGGTGCCTACGCTGACCGATTCCGGCGGTGGCCGCACCTACAGCTACACGATCAACACGGCGCGGCACACCTCCATCGGATTCGTTGCCACCTTCACGGTCGACATCACCGTGAACTCGGTGAGCGGATCTGCCACTGGTGACCTGCGGATCAGCCTGCCGGATCCTGTATCCTACGACGCTGCCCTGGCCATCTGGCTCGACAATGCCACCGCCCAGGCCAAGACCGCGGTGATCGGTAAGGCTGTCGGCGGGACGTCCTACGCCGCCCTGTACCACTACGAGACCGGCGACGTCACCAGCATGGCCAGCCAGATCCAGGCCACCAGCCGTATCCTGATCTCCGGCACCTACTTCACCGCCTAAATGACCATCATCGGCTCCAGTCTCCAGCAGGGCATGACGGTGCTCCAGCAGATGCTGGGGGCGCCGATGTTCATCTGGGAGGGCTCGTCGATCCGGTGCATCCCGGCCATGGTCACCGATGCCAACACCCCGGTGCCGGGTGGCTTCCAGGACAACGTGGCATCCCGGATCCTGGTCAAGTTCTCCGACTGGAAGACCTTCGACAGCACCCTGGTCACGATGGACACCACGCTGTACACCCTCGACCAGGGCACCGAGTTCTCCCGGCTGCTCAAGGAGGACGGCTACTATCTGCTCCAGGAGAACACTGACCGCATCGCCCTCACCTTCTGCAAGCCTAGGCCGGTGGTCGGCCGCACGCTGGTCTACCAGGGACGCACCCTGCGGATCCTGTCCTGCCGGGTCGATGCCTCCGGCGCCTACTACAGCCTCGAACTAGGAGCCAAGACCCGGTGAGGCCTGTCGTCAATATGACGGTCGACAGCAGTAAGTTTGACGCTGCAATGAAGGCCTACCTGCTGCAGACGAGCCGCGACCTTCACAAGGCAGTCAACTCCCGGTTCTTTTACCTGATGGTCCGACTGTTCGTTCTGGTGCCGCCCAAGAGCCCAGGCCAAGAACGGCGCCGGATCTCCGACTACCTAAGCACGCCGCTGGGAAACATTAATCGGAAGTCCAAGAAGACCGGCAAACGCATCGGCAAGTCCCGACTGCTTCGCCGGGTGCATCTGATTGCTCAGTCGAAGGAAGCCAAGGCCGGCCGCCGCGGCCTTTACGGTGAGGAGATGAAAGCGGCAGCCTCGGCCCTGATGCGGAAAGCTATCGGCTCAGTCGGCTACCTGCGCTCCGGTGTGGTGAAAATCATCCGGATCTACAACCGAGGTTTTACCCAGTTCCAGAGTCCCAAGTGGAAACCCCTGTCAAAGCCTGCAGGCTACAAGGCGCCCAAGAAGACCAACGCCGCCCTAGTGTCATTGGCCAACCAGTACGGCCTTCCTGAGGAGAATGTAGCCGTGCACAAGGGCACCAAGGCCCGAGGCATTCAGGCTACACCAGGATTTAACCCTACGGCCTCGGTGGTGATGACTGCCGGTGTGTCTGACAACCAGTACAACCGGGTGGCCATGATCTACAACCAGGCCATGCAGAAGGCTATGGACGACGAGCTGGCCGAACTGACCAACCACATGACCGAGGCCATGCTGCAAAACGGCAAGGTGCTCGAAGATAACGGGATCTCCATCAAATGAACGCCGTCGCCCTAAGAGCAGAGAAGGCAGTGGCCGACTACCTGGCAGCCACCGACTGGTCGGCCTCCGGCGCCGGTACACCCACCTGCCTGACATCCTACAGCCGCGGCCTGTACGACGACCCGGACGAGCAGGATGTGATGCCCAACTTCCCACGCCTGGTGGTCTCGACCAACTCCGCGCGGCCTGTCCAACGCACCGACTTGACCTGCGAGCTGGAGATCGCTGTCGAGCTGCAACTCTCGGCAGACGACACCGACGAGGCTGCTGTGCTGACCACCGTGCAGGTGCTCGACAATCGGATCCTGCCGCTCTTTGACGAGTCCGGCGCCTCTGCCCTGGACGCGCCATCAAACGACGCCAGCGGCCCGTTTACGGCCCAGTTCGCCGCCCCTCTGGACTTTGGGGCATCCTCAATCTCTAATCGGTCCAGGACGTTCACCAGGACCTTCACCCTTTACTGCAGCGCAACCATCTAACCTCAGACACCTATGGCCAATTCACAAGGACTCGCATATCAATTTGGATCACCGGCCACGGTGACCATGTTTCAGACTAACAACTCAACCGCCGTTTTCACCGGCCTCACCTCAATTGAAAGCTACGACTTAACACACGAGGCCGACACTGAAGAGGTGCGAAATAGCGCCGGCGAGGTTGTTGGCCACATCGGATACAATGAGCGTGTGGTTTTGAATCTCAACCTGATCCCTTCTGGAGCTACTGCCGCCGCAGCCCTGGCGTTCTGTTCGTTGGCTCCGGTCAACGGAACGGTCCGAATCTCTGGTGCTCCGATCATCGCCATGATGGGATATGGTGACGTGCTAAACACCGAGGACGTCCTGATGGGTGGCCGGTTCATCTATGCCGGCGGCGGATCGGTGAAGATGACCCAGAGTGGCAAGGCTATGGTCTCGATCACGGTCAAGAAATACAAGAACCTGACTGCAGGCGCCGCCATTGCCCTGAACGTGTGAGCAACCTGGCCGACATCCTAAACGCTACAGCCGAGCCCTGTCCTGTCGTGATGGGGCTCCGGCTGGTGCCGTATTCTGTCGGTCATTCGCTTGTACTAAATCGTATCGGCTCACCCTTGGCCATTGGCGGCCCTGTAGAGCGTTCCAATCTCATGGAAGCTGTGTTGATATGCTCCCAGCCTGTAAAAGAGTCTCTGAAGGCAATTCGGTCACCACTGCGAGGCTTGGCGATCTGGCTATGGGCAAAAAGAACCAGAAACCTATCGTTTGATGCCGAGTTTGAGAAATGGAACGACTGGATGGCCGGCCAATCGACGGCCCCGGAGATTCTAAGCAAGCCAGGCAAATCCCGGCAGTTGTCGATGCCATGGCCTGAGAGAATGCTGGCCTGCTGCATAGACATCGGCCTCCAGGAAGATACCGTCTTGGCCATGCCAATCGGTGACGCTGAGCGCCTTGTCCTGGCGCGTGCCGAAACCCATGGAGATGTCGAGCTGTGGAGCCCCAAGGACGAGGCAATGTGGCGGTGGTCAAATCAGCATCAGACAAATCAGAATTGATCCATGGCTATCTTTTCACTCATTGCAAAACTTGGGCTCGATGGCACTGCATTCGAGGGAGGCCTTAAGCGCTCCCAGTCGATGGCCAAAGGCATCGGTAAAGAAATTGGCGCCACAATGGGCAGCATCTTTGCGGTCGACAAACTGGCCCAGTTTGGAATGCAGGCTATCGAGACGGCCGGCCAGCTCACCGACCTTTCGAGCCAACTTGGCGTGTCTGCTGAGTTCCTTCAGGAGATGAAGTTCGCCGCGGAACAGTCCGGATCAAGCCTTGAAGATGTAGCAGGCGCCCTTGAAAAGCTATCTATCGCCAGGCAAAAGGCATTGGCTGGAGACAAGGCTACCGTTGAGAACCTTCAGAAATTTGGAATCACCGTCGACGAACTCAGAGGAATGGATCTTAAGTCCATGTTTCTGGCCCTCGG